AAGAAGCTGTCGTGCGGCAATTGATGCTGCTGCCGCTACATTTGCACTTTTAGCTTTTGCTAAAAGTTCATTTCCCGCGGTTTTAGCCCCTGCCCCAATTGCGTTTGCTAGATTACCCTCTCCAGCGGCAGCAACCATACCCTTTGCCGCAACATCGCCTAAAATTCCTAAATCAATCGTTGAATATGTCATTGAATCGGAGAAAGTAAGACCCTGTGGGATGGGAAAAAAGATAGGTTTAGCATCATTATCCGCACACGTAAAATTGACACAGGGCCAAGCCTTAAAATCATCTCGGAGTTCTTGGGGGAATGCTAGAATAGAAGACATAAATATCTATTTATATGACATATAAGGGCACCTTCACACCTAAGAATCCATCCAAATATCGAGGCAATGTGTCGAACATTGTCTATCGTTCTCTCTGGGAGCGACAGCTCTTTAGATGGCTCGACGAACAGTCATTCATTGCGTCATGGTGCTCGGAAGAGGTTGTGGTACCGTACCGCTGTAAGACGGACGGACGGATTCATCGGTACTTTGTCGATGTCAAGTTTGAATTTACCGATGGGCGCGTAATGTTGATCGAGGTAAAACCCAAGAAAGAAGTGAGTCCACCCAAGAATCCTGGTAAAAAGACTAAGAGATACATTACCGAGGTCATGACATATGCAAAAAACATCTCTAAATGGGAAGCGGCAACCGAGTACGCGAGCGACCGAGGGTGGATTTTTGAGATTTGGGACGAAGACATGCTCCGTAAGTTGGGCATTAAGATACTCTAAACACATATAAATAGAACTAATGCCAGTCTCACTCTTCACAACACTTGAAAAAGAATTCAACTCCACGGGGTTTGAAAAGCGTTCGATTGAGGCAAAGGATTGGTTCATTCAGAGAGTAAAGGAGCTAAATGGTAGAATCAATCGTAGGGCGCTCCTCAACGACGATAAGGTGCAACAGCGTTCAAAGGCAATTTGGGGCAATATGTGCATGTTTGCCTATGATCCTAAGTTCAAAGAGGAACTTCCGTATTACGATAGATTTCCGTTGGTTTTAGTAATCGGTCCCGCGACCGGAGGTTTCCTTGGTCTCAACCTACACTACCTACATCCAAAGATCCGGGCCAAATTTCTTGATAAACTGCTTGGCACCCTTTCCGATGATAAACTTACAGAGAAAACTCGGCTCAAGATTCGTTATAGCCTCCTTGCAAGTGCCCGAAGACTCCGTGAATTTGCACCTTGCCTCAAGCACTATCTTACGGGTCATATGAAAACCCGCCCATCTCAGGTATTCGCACCCGACTGGGAAACAGCAATCTTCCTACCAACCGAACACTTTAAAGGTGGCACAAAGACTCAGATTTGGTTGGACTCTCGCAAACAGTATTCCGCGCGATAATTTATGTCATCAATTAACGACTTAAAATCCCAGTTAATTAAAAGAAGCGGTCCTGCTCATCAGAATCGGTTTAAGCTCATGGCCACGCTACCACCGGCGGTGAGGTCACTTACAAACTCAGAGGATCTAAATATCCTATGTGAGAATTGTACACTTCCGGGAAGACAGATCAATACCTTCGACTATCAGCTATTGAGACAGTCTATTAAAATTCCGAATGGATACATTAACGAAGATGTAAATTTTACTTTTCTTCTTACAAACGACTACCACATTAAAAAGGTATTTGATCTTTGGTCTTCAAGCACCATTGATTTTTCAACATACCGAGCCAAGTACCTTGATAGTTACGCTGGCACATTTGAAATTTGGCAATTGGATAAAAATGACAGAAAGGTTTATGGTGTTCGTTTAAATAATGCATTTCCTATTTCTCTGACGGGTATTGGTCTTGACAATAATGCAGAGAATACCATTCAGAAATTTAATGTAACAGTAGCATACGAGGACTTTGCTACAATCTAATTAGTCCTCATTGAGTGAATCACTCTACAAAATCATAATACTATGGCACTACCAATCATTGAAACACCGAAATATGAAACAAAACTTCCTTCCAGCGGAAAGAAGTTGGTCTACCGTCCGTATCTGGTAAAGGAAGAAAAGATCCTAATGATGGCGATTGAATCTGAGGATCAAAAGCAGATTATGCAGGCAATGAAGGATACTATTGCTTCCTGCACCTTTGGTAAAATTGATCCCAATACCCTACCGATTTTTGACCTGGAATACATTTTTCTAAAACTACGTTCAAAATCCGTGGGCGAAGTTGCCAAAATTGGTATCAAGTGCACAAGTTGTGAAAAATCAACTGTGAATGAAGTAAATCTTGATGAAATCGCTGTGAATACAGAGAACGCTCCGTCCAATAAAATTAAACTGAATGACAAAATCGGAGTTATCATGCGTTGGCCCGATGTAAATTTCATTACGGAAATGACGGGCAAATCAAAGGTCGAACAAAAAGCTGCGGCATATGACGTGCTTGTTCATTGTATTGAATCCATTTTTGATGACAAAAAGGTATATCCAACCTCAGAACAGTCTCGGGAAGAGGTTATTACCTTCATTGAATCATTGAATCAGGTCCAATTCCAGAAGATTCAAGAATTCATTGAGGCAATGCCAAAGCTTGAACATGAAGTTTCTTTTACCTGCAAACACTGCCAACATGAAAACAAGGTAATGCTCAGAGGACTCCAGAATTTTTTCTAATAGCCCTCTCCCACGATACACTGGTTAACCACTATCAAACGAACTTTGCAATGATGCAACATCATAAATACAGTCTTACAGAACTTGATCATATGATGCCTTGGGAGAGGGAAATCTACGTTTCACTATTAGTTGAGCATATCAAGGAAGAAAACGAAAGAGCTAGAAAGAAATCTCAAAAATAACAACACCCATGGCCGACGATAAAGACAGCACATTTAAAGATATTCTATATCAACTTCAGGTTGCGAATGAAGGCATGTTTGATAATATCTCGGTACTCAATAAGATTGAAAAACTTCTTGATGTGGGAAATATGCAGTCGTTGGCTTTCCAAACCGCCGAAAAAGAGGGTCCGAAAACTGAAACATCGGACGTCGGCGATAATAAGGAGGTTGTTGCGGGATTGAGTTTTCTGGCTGATATAGGCACCTCAAGTCTAAAAACTCTAAACAGAATAGACTTTGCATCAGATATTACGATGCAAAGAATTGTGGAAATGACGGATGCAGCAAAAGCAAGCGGTCTTCAGGCATTAGAAAATAATAGGGAGATGTTTGAAGTATTTGAAAAAATTCAAGAAGCTCTAAAAAACAAACCAGAAAACCCAGAGAAACCAGACAAATCAGATAAACCAGAAATGAGTTGGGCCACATGGGCAGTTGCCGTGGGTGCAGCTCTATTGGGTTTTGTCGAAGGCTTTGTGGCAGAATTGGCAATTCAAGCCAAAGCTCTATTCACTAGACTCACTAAACTTTTAGACTTTGGTCCTCTATTAGCAAAAATTAAAGGTTCAAAGTTTGTTCTTACGATAACAAGAGCATTTGAATCCATTGTTTTATTTGGCGAACGTCTTGGTGCCAAAATGGGTGACTTGTTTAAGATGTTCAAAAACTCGAACTTTGTTACGAAAATTACCGAAGGATTCACCAAGGTTTTAGATATCGGTAAGGACTTTGGTGCAAAGGTTAAAGGTATTTTTACCTCAGTTAAGAGTTTCTTTACTAATATAATACTAAAAATTAAAAATATTGCAACAGGTATTTCTACGGCATTTGCTCCGGTAAGAGCTGCATTTGATGCGGTAATGAAATCTTTAGGGTTTGTGGATGAAGGAGCAAAATCAGTAGGTTTCTTTGGAAGAGCCATTAAAAGTATATCGGAAAAATTCGGGTTCTTAAAAAATATTGCAACTAAATTTTTTGGATTGGGCAAAGCATTTGGATCATTTCTAGGAAAATTCATGAAATTCATTCCTGGCATAGGAGCTGTTGTAGCAGTTATTGTGGGTATATTTGATTCAATTACAGGCTTCATCGATGGGTTTACAAAAACCGAAGGCAGTCTTATTGATAAGATTGTGGGCGGACTTAAAGGTGGTTTAACCGGACTTGTTAACGGTTTAATTGGAGGTCTCCTTGATATGCTCAAGGGTGCAGTTTCATGGATTGCAAAGGCTCTTGGTTTTGACGGTATTGCGGCAGCCCTGGACAGCTTTAGTTTTAGTGAAATTCTCGGTAAACTAATCGGCAATCTTGTCGATGGTGTTGTAGGATTCTTTACCGATCAATTTGCGGTATTTAAAGTTCTATTCGATAACATTAAAAAGATGTTTAGCGGAGAGATTGATTTTAAAACGCTATTCCTTGAACTAATGGGTGGTATCATTAGAACCTTATTGGCACCAGTAAATGCCATTGGCAAATTAGCTGGGTTCGACATTACCAAGAAGGCTCTGAGTCTATTGGGCCTTCCAGATACAGGAAGAACCGATGTTGGTGGTACTCCTAAAGCTCCAAAGGTTAAAGCCGATGCAGAAGTAAAGCCGGGAGAAAATGCTACTGAAACAAATACCGTAACAACTTCTACATCCGAAAGCATTTCTCTATCCGACAGAGAACGTCTTGAAAAAGAAGCACTCACTTCTACATCTGCGCTAGTAACAAATAATTCTATAATTGCCGCGCCGGGACAAGTTCAAACCTTGGTTGCACCAGCAGACATTAATTTAACACCAATTGCAAATGTTAATGCGCCGATGGTCGGTAGCGATGCCGAAGTTCTAAATCGCTATGCCGAAACTGCTGAACTTGAGGCTCCGATGGTCGGTAGCGATGCCGCAGTTCTAAGTCGCTATGCCGAAACTGCTGAACTTGAAGCAATTGATAGTCCTATTGTCGGCGCCGAAATGAATGCACTTCAGTCAGACACGGCTCAAGCAGAAGCAGAACGTGCATCTACTCCTATTGTGATTCCTGCACCTGCATCGGGTCGAGGTGGCGACCGTAAGGTTATCAATAACTCACAGGCAATTACCTACAACTCCAATAATATGCCCGACCGTACGGGCTGGATGTTGACTCCACAATTCGGGTACTAAAAAGAGGGTCCCCTTTCGAGGACCCTCTCATCATAATATAAAGATCAAGCCGATACGGATTAGTCTTCCTTTGCTAGCTTGGCAAAGTAACTAAGGGTGTCCCCTGTATCTTCTTCATCATCGCTGCCTGCCTCAACAGGCTTAAATGCTTCTCTTGGAGCAGCCGCTTCAACAGTGGCCTTTCGCGGAGCCGGTTGGGATTCGCTCAATTCAACCGCTTCCGCAGTTGTAAGGACCTGACCTTCTTCACCGAGAACTTCATACAATTTACGTTTGAGTTCGGCGTATGACTTGTAGTTCTTAGGATCAACAAAGTCCTTAAGTGCGTGCATTGAGTTGTAGATGGCTTCCAACTTAGCTTCATCTCCACCGAAGAGAGGAGCCGCAGGAGCAAACTCCGATTTGTCGTAGTTGCGGTAACCCTCAACATTACGAATCTTGAGCTTAAAATCGGCACCCGACCAGAAGTCAAATGGATTCACCGGCTTCTCATCTTGGAAGGCTGGTTGCATTACATCCAGCATCTTATCGAAGATTTTCTTGCCGAATTTATAGAGGAATACCTTACCTTCGTTGGCTGGATTTGCTGGGTCGGAAATCACGAGGATGTTTGAAACATAGTGAAGACGGCGTTTCTGAGTACGAGCGACTTCCTTATCCTTCTCATCACCAGAATTCCAGAGCTTGGAGTTGAGTTCACCAACGGGGTCTTGCTGACCAATTGAACTGAGAGAGTTCTCGATGTACCAACGTCCGGTTGGACCCTTGAAGCCATGGTCCCAGTAACGGACCCATGGAAGTTCCTCACCAGCCTTAGCCGGAAGGAAACGAATAACTGCATAACCGTTACCAGCTTTGTCTACAATAGGAGCCCAGAGGCGGTCGTCCGTGTAGGATTTCTTCTCGCCGCCACCGGCGACTTTTTGAGCAGCCGCTGTGAGGCTACTGATTGCATTATTGCGATTATTTTTGAGTGCTGCGAATGACATAGTATTTTAGTATGGTTGTATGATTGACGTATATGATAATATCCTTTATTCCCTATTTGTAAACCTCAAAAGTATGATTTCACGCAACTTTTTTATGTCTACCTTCTGTTTTAGGAATGGCTTGAACTTTAGAACTTTCTTGGAAAACTCGGGCCATAGAATGGTCTCCGTAATCTTTGAGCGTTTCATAAAGCCCACCATAATGTCGAGAACTACCAAGGTTTCAAGCTCAATAGTTTTGTCCATCACCAGTGTGGCAATTCGTGGATGAGCTCCATTCTCCGACTTGAATAAGTCATCAAATGAAATCCCACTACCCCTACAGTGCTCCACCAGTCTGTCTACTTGATCGCCAAAGAAATAACTCATTGACTCTATCCGTTTGAGATAGAACTTGTAGTTATCGTCTGCCGATTGTTCAACTAGATTGCCTGCCCAGCACTTACCCGTATCCAAGGATGCAAAGTTCGCAACCAGGAAGTCAATCAAAATTTGTTTGTCGGGATACTTCTTGGCCAATTTAGCAAAGAAGTATTTGTCCTTACGTTGAAAGAACGACTTCTGGGTCGCAGAAGTTTTAAAACTGTATTTGAGTGCGTCATAAGAATCGCTCTCAAAGTGCAGTTTAACAC